GCGATGCCGATGGCCGCCAGCGCCCTTCCCCAGGCGCTGGTCTCGGCGACCATCAGCTCCGAGCCGCGCGTGTAGGGCGTGCGGCCCGGCACCGGTTCCCACGCGAGACCAACGCCAGGAGCCGGGTCGTCAGGGGTGCGGAACGCGCAGGCGCCGTAGACGAGCCACTTGGTCTCGCCCTCGCCGAGCACCCTGTACGGCTCGTCGGGCCACAGGGGCCGTAACGATCCTGCGGGGTAGTGGGCGATGAACGCGGCGATGCGTTCGTTGACCGGGATGTAGTCCTGTGCCCAGTCGCTCATCGGACGAGCCGACGCAGCTCGGACTTGGCGGCTTCGACGCGAACGCCGTATGGGTACTTGTCGACGTAGTCCTGTAGGCCGGTCATGTCGTCGAGGGCTTGGAAGTACGCCTTCACGGCGGCTTCGACGGCCTCGAGGTAGGCGATGCGGTCAGGAGTTGGTTCGGTCACGGTGAATGGCCTCCTCTGCTGCGCGCCGCAGCTTCGTCAGTTCGCGGGCGTACGCCTCGGCTTCCCACTGCCGCTTGTCGCGCTTCTCGAGCGCCAGCAGCACACCGAGGACTCCCCACACGGTGAACAGCATGCCGGCGCTGATGCCCAGCGCCCACAGCACATAGTTCATGTTCTCTCCTATCGGTAGTTCCGGATGGTCGTCACCTGGGCGAGCCAGGGCGACAGTGCTCGTATCACCTCCTCCTGCTCGTCGTCATCCCACTTGCCGACCAGATGGGTCAGGTGGATGACGTGATGCAGAAGCTCGTGCATGGCGATCTCGTGCCGGCGGGTCGGCGGCAGGTCTGAACGGACGCGGATGACGCCGCGGTTCACGTCGGAGTCGCCGACGACGCCGGCTTCGGCCAGCTGAAGGTCGGTCTCGGCGTCCTGCAGGACGTGGACCGTGTAGTGGCCGACGGACAGGACGCACTTAGAGTATGGCGTAGTCAGACCAGCCACCCCCTTCGCAGACGAACGTCAGGGTGCCGCAGGCGGTCGTCGGGCCGCCCTGTTCTTCGAACCAGCGTGAGCCGCCGTCGTTCGACGGGCACCCCATGATGGTGCGTGGACCGTCTTGGAGCAGCTGGGCGTGATGCCAGTGGCCGTAGACGAGGATGCTCGAGTCTCCAGCGGGGTGCATGGCGGCCATCTTGCCCTGCCACCAGCTGCGCGCCTTGGCGAGCGGGATGCCGGAGCCGGAGAACTGGTGGCCGTGCGCCCAGGTGACGATGGTGCCGCACACGTCGAGCGTGACGGTCATGTCGCCCTCGGGGATGACGAACGCGACGTGCTGGTAGGCGTCGGGGTTCGCTCGGAGTATCTCAGCGGCCTGCTCAAACACCTCGAGGTCGGCGTTGTCGTCGAACGTCGTGTACGAACGGCCGTTCTTACGGTTCTCGCCGTGGTTTCCGGGCACTGCCAAGACGACCATACGGGCAGGAAGTTTGGCCCAGTCGGCCAGCATTTCGACGAGCATCCTGCGGACGAGTTTGACCTGCTGCCGGCGGTCGAGTTCGACGCCAAAGGTCTGCTGGCCGTAGTGGTTGTCGCACGACTCGATCATGTCGCCCATGCCGGCGACCACGATCTGCGACACGGGACGGCCGACGCGGGCCAACTCGCGGACGCGGGCCGGTACGGCAGCCTTGAGGGCAAGAAGCCGGCCGATGAGCTGCTCGACGCCGCCATGGTCCGGCTTGCCAGCCTGCCAGTCGGCCAAGCACACAACGAGGCCGCGTTCCTCAAGCGGTTGCTTCGGCGCTGGCGGCTTGCGCCGCTTTATCTCTTTAATAAGCCGTTCGACGTCGACACGGTCGCCGGAACGCTTGGGGCGGACAACGGCCCGGTAGTAGAACAGGCGCTTCTCGTGGTTGTCCCAAGAGCGGACCTGTACCGGCTGTGAGTCGTCGACCTCCCATGCTTGCGGGTCGAGGCCAAGGTTCCACAGGATGTGTGACCAGTCCTGCGGAGGCGTCTCGCCGCCCTGGACGGTGACGACGCCTGCGGCGGTGTCGAAGCCCGGCTCCCAGCCCTTCGGGTGTTTGCGCTGAGGCCGGCGTGCGTCCTCGAGGTCTCGCTGTGTAACGAGGAACGGGTCAGCGGACATGGCGACGCCTGTAGTGGCCGACCTGCTGGTAGGACACGTCGTGGCCCCAGCGTCGTAGAACGGTGCTGATGGCGGTGTGGCCTATCTCGGGGTTGGCGAGTGCGGCGTCGAGGGCGTCGCGCTGCTCGTCGGTCAGCAGCGGTAGCACCTTCTCCCACCAGCCGGCGTAGCCCGGACGGCGTTGTGCTTGTGCCTGTGCGAACTCGTCCATGAGGCCTCCCCAGGTCTCAAGGCCGCGAGTATTAGCCGGCCTGACGTCTGCCGTCAACGACCACCGACAGCAAGGTGCGTAGCGCCCCGATCTCGGCGCGCAGCTGCCGGTTCTCGACCTCGAGCTGCTCGAGCTTCGCGTCCATGGCGGTCAGCCGTGCGGACATGCGCCAGGCGGCCACGATGATGGTCGACATCGGGGCGAAGTAGGCGACGAGCATCTGCGCTTCGGTCACAGCAGACCCCGTTCAACCATCCACTCCCAGTGGCCCATCTCGTCTGACCGGTGGGGCTCGTCGAGAACGATGCTAGCGGCGGTCTCGTTGATGTCGGGCAGCAACTCGAGCAGGAACTTGCCGGGGCAGGCCGTTTGACCGTAGTCCCGGTGCGGCTCGTACGCGCCCGGACCCCAGGTCGCGCCGTGCCACTCGGCCCACACGGCCAAATCCTCGACGACGTGCGGCGCTGGCATGTCGACCTGGTAGTTGCCAAGGACGCAGACGGCGTGGCCGACGTGGTTGTACCCGCGAGTGTGCGCTCCTCGGACGCCGGGGCCGCGTCCCTCGTAGAACTTGCGCTCGGCCGGGGAGTACAGCCAGGTGTAGCCGATGTCGGCCCAGCCGCGGACGTCCTGGTGGAACGACTGGATGCTGCGGACGGAGTCGACGCCGCGGTCGTCACCTGCCGAATGGTGCAGGAACAGGTGCCTGACCGGTGTGGCCATCTCTTTGGGGCGGCCCTTCGGCGGCCGTGCGCCCCACCGGTCGCGCCGTACCAGGTCCATCAGTCTGACTTGACGGCGTTGCGCTTCGTGAGGACGGCCTGCTTAAGCGGCACGATCGCGGCGGCGATGCCGGCGGCGATGGCCGAAAGGACGGCGGCACCGTCGACCGCGAGGCTGTAGGTCGCGGCGAGCGCGCCGACAAACGCCTCGAGGAACGTCCAGAACGTGCGGTGGGCAGTGTCGAACCAGTCCATCACGGCTCCTCGGGCCACTCGACGTCGGATGGCAGGATGTAGTTCTGTGGCAGGTCGCGCAGCTGCTGCCGGTACGTCGCCCAGGCGGCGGCGTCGACGGGCGCGTCGGACACCTGCGTCCAGTCGGATGCCGCGAGCCGGCGGTCGCGCTCGGCGCGGATGGCCTTCCACTGCAGGTCACGCTCGACCTGCGGGGCAGCGTCCTCTAGCGCCTTCTTGGTCGGCTTCTTGGCGACGTTCGACTCGTCCCACGTCAGGGTCGAGAGGTCGTTGTTCGTCAGCCCCCACAGCGCGTCAGGATGCAGGGCGGTCAGGACGGCGGCGTAGTCGGTCACACCTTCACCTCCTGAATGACGAAACCGGACGAGGCGCGAGGCACACTGTCGGTATCTGTGGCGTCCTCTGACCTGTTGATGTAAATCGTTTCAGTGCCGCTCTCGATGTTGAGTGCCCTAACCGTGTAAGTGTGGGACGCGGTATCGCCCGGCTCGTAGACGAAAGTTATCGACGGCATCGTCTGCGTTCTGTTAGCGGACGTTGCGGCGACTCGACCACCGGCAGAAGTTCTCACTCTATTGCCCGCCGCGTCTCCAACTCCGATAAGGGTCCCGTCGTCTGCGACCGCGATACCAACCTGCCCGCGACCGGCAGAGTTTGCTGCCGCGCCGAAGTATGCGGAGATGATGAGTTTATTACTTGCTGAACTGAGCGTGTGGGTGATGCTGAGGTCGGTGACGGCGAAGTTTGCGCCTCTTGCGGTGGAGTTGGTCTGTGTGCCGGTGAACAGCGCATGCTTCACCGCGACGAGCCCGCCGGCGGCGTCGAGGCCGGCGTCGATGGCGTTGGCGAGCGCGAGGCTGTCTGCCGGCCAGTCTGAGACGAGGTCGGTCGAGGCGACGTAGGGGATGTTCCAGGGTGCGCCGGTGTCTGGCATCGGGGTCTCCTAGGCGTTCTGCCACTGGAGCGTAGCGTTCGTGTCGCCCCAGGTCAGGGTGTCGGGCACGTCG